TTGGAAAGTCTCACTGTTGTTGATCGCGTCGCCAAAATTGACGGCGATGACGCCCACCTGTGCCGAAATGGCGCCAATTTTTGCCGCCGAGGTTTCGGCCTTATTATCGAAGTTGCCGATAAAATCGGATGTGTCCTCGAAGGCGTCGGCCACCCCTTCCATATTGGCCCGGATATCTTCGGTGTGGCCGACCATCTTCAGGAGGGGCTGGGCTGCTTCGGTGCCGAGCTTCAGATCTGCGATAGCCTGAGCCCTCTCGGCTGGATCTGCGATAGCCTCCAGGGCTTCGGCGATCTCCAGTATTGCCTCGTCGATGTCCTCCGTCGCCAGCCGCCCGAACTCGTCGGCGGTCATCCCGATGAGTTCCCCGGCCCTACCCCAGGATGCCGGGTCGGTGAGCTTGGTCATCAGGGACGAGGTAAGGGTTCCGGCGCGCTCGGCTTGCATTCCCAGGTCGATGAGCGATCCCGCCAGACCGAGGGCCTCGGTCGCCGTCATGCCGTACATCGTCCCGAGGCCGCTCATCTTCTGAGCGGCGGGCATGACCTGAGCTTCGGTGGCCGCAAGATTGTTTCCGACGTAATCGACTGCGGCGGCGAGGTTCATCGACTGGTCTGCCGAGATCCCGAAGACGTTCTCCATCTTCGCCAGGTTGGAAGCCACTTCTCCGGCACCCATACCGCCGAAAGACGTCGTTGCTTTGGCGATAGCGTCGGTAAAATCGAGAACGTTCTGGGTCCCGTCCACCCCCAGGGCCCCGGCGTTGGCTGCGATGTCAGCCAGATCCTCTTTGACCGGCATCCCCGGGACGGTGGACATGGTGAGAAGAGCGTCGCCGAGCTGCTGGACGTCGGTGGAGGTCCCAGCGGTCTTGGCAACGTCGGCCATGGTGGACTGCCAGCCGATGGCGGCCTGAGTCGATTTTATTAGCGCCACTCCCACAGCGCCGATAGATGCCGCAGCGATGCCAGCCGGAGAAGCGATGGCCCCGAGGCTAGAAGATATACCACCTACCGGGCCGCTTGTGCTGGAAAGAGTCCGCCCAAATTGATTCCATTTCCCCTCCGCCTGCCCCATGCCTCGGGAAAATTGGCTATCGTCTAGCTCCAGCTTGCCGACTATGCGGCCTACTTCGGTATCTCCAGCCATCGAATATGTCACCTGTCGGGATTAGGGTTCGTCGCGCTCGATTTCTTGTCTCAGCTCGTCTATGCCCGGCGCTTGGATGCCGAACTTGAGCCCCCGTTCCATCGCGTTCAACAGCTCGCGTTTTTTGGCGAGCTTATCCTCCTTGACCTCCACCGGAGTCGGCGGATGGGCCCACTCATCAAACGTCATCGGACTGTGATCGCTGGAGAACATCGCCCCCAGTTGATCGATCGTCAGCCGAGCGGTCCACCACAGATTAGCCCGCTCGCGCTCGATTTCTCGGTTACGATGTTGCACCAAAAGGTCCAGCTCTCGAAAGGTGAGACACCAGAACTCCCACGGTTTCAGGCCTAACTCTCTGATGCCGGTTCTTTCGAGGGCTTCCCAGAACTCTTCGACTGACTGGGGCTCTTTTCTTTCGCTGGCGGTCTCGCCATCGTCTGCCCGATCGGGTAGAGTTCTCGAAAATATTCGATCACTTCTTCGACCAGATCGACGAGATTCTTTCCAGAGGCGAGCCAGGCCTGGACCACCTCGTCAGGAGTGTACCGAGTCATGCCCTCTTTTATCGGGGGCTTCAGGGCCTCCTCGAAGACGACCGACATTGCCCCATCGCTGATGTGCTTGGTGCCGTCTCGGGTGATGAGGAGCATACTGCTGACGATGTAGCCCGCGCCAGGGGTGGACTGTGGCGGAAACTCCTTCATCCTTACAAGGACGTCTTTGCCCCTGATCTGGATCTCTCGGTTCGCTTTCAGGCTGAACTCTACCTCTACCTTCCCAATACCTTCAACTTCTATAACTTTCGTCATACCTTAACATCTCCTTACACACTTCAAAACTTCATGCTGTATGCGTGTCTACTGCAAGTTGCCCGTCGCCTCTGATCGTGATGCTCTGTTTCATGGCGTCCTCGCCGCCGGAGACGTCCTGAGATTCCAGGATGCACTGCCCGACGTATACCCGCTTGTTCGTGGAATTGTACGGATACCACCACACAAACAGATCTTTGTCGGCCAGGTAGGCGAAATAATCCTGAGTCGGTGCGTCTTCGGTGCAGATCCACCACAGATCAGTCGTGATCGACCACGACGCCCGGCCCGCTATGAACTCGTCCCACGTAGAGGCCATGTCGGACGTGTCGATCAGCTTGTTATTGACGCTGATTTTTGAGGAAGTACACGCCAAGACTTGGACCGGGGCGAATCGCTTTCCGGCGACCGTGACCTCTTCCTCGGCACCGTTCGCTTCGGTGAACGTTATTTTTCCGAGAAGGTAGTCAACCGTATAATTGGCGCTGGATTCGAGAACGGTATCAACGTCGACCGTGAGCGTTTCGCCTCGATCCCAGTTCCGATATCCCCAGGCGGCCTGGTAGACGGTGTGGTCTCCAGAATCCACTAGGACTATATCTTCCATCGCCGTTGAAACGGCGTCGGGATCGCTCATATAGAGCGCAAAAAGCTGAGGTGAGACAGCCGAAGTCATGACGGCTCACCACCTCAGCTCTCTCGAGCGATCGCGCCAGATCCCCGGAGGGTGAAATCAACTTCCATCGCACCTTCGCTGCCGGAGACGTTCCAGCTCTCGATGAGTGCCGTGCCAGTGTACCAGTCGTCGCCTGCCGAATTCAGCAGGAAATGGACCGATACGGCGGTCGGAGTCCCGAGGATGGCCGTCTCGATGGCGGCCTGCGCGGTGTTGGCGTTGATGAAATTGGCCTTTCCGCTCATGTTCCAGTTCCCGCGACCGGCGATGAGTTCTTCCCAGCCGGGAACGTCAAAATTCGATACGTCGATCAGCTTATTGCTAATGCTGATCTTCGCGTCTTTACACTCTGCAATCTCGTTGCTGTTGTATTTTATCGAAGCGAAAACGCCCCGAATAGCCGAAGTTGTCACCTGTCATCACCTCAGATTTTTTTCATCACATCAAAGTCACAGTACCATTTCACGATCCCCGTCTCGGAATCCAAATCGAGTTGAGCCGGGGGGTGCAGAGCCTTGCACCACAGATACCAGGTATTGCTTTTCGTCGAGTTTGAGATCGTGAGCGTTGACCTTATAGCTTGGATCAAGGTCTCCGCTGTCTGCTGATTGCTGTTTCTCACCTGGACTTGGAATCTTGGGTATTCGTAGCCCTGGGGGTCGTAGGGCCGCCCGCCGTAGACCTTCAGCATCACGCAGTTAACCGGCGACGCGGGGAGGTAGCCATAGAACAACGTCGAAGCCGTACAGTGACCCGCCGTAACCAGTGCCGCCCCGATGTCGGTTATCACGCTCAAGGACATTTCCTCCGCTCGAGTTCCTCCAGATCGTCGACCGAGAGCCGGGTTTCGCGGCTACGATGCCAGACGAGGAAAGCGAATACGCACGTTGTCAGGAGGATATTGATTATCATCAAGGTACTCTCCACCGCAAAGATAACGTCGTTTCTCAAGTCCAACACCTCGCAACATACGCAATAGTCCATATGGCGTTTAGCCCCAGGAACCCAACCAGAACCGCATATTTCCGGTTGTTTCCGTCTAGTAGCCATCTGACCCAACACCACGAAATTTTTAGGATAAATAGGTACTCGTCTTGCTCCGTGTTGTGCTGCTTCAGTTCGTCGATCCGGTCCAGGATGAGGGGCTGGATTTTTGCGAGACCCCAGACCATCCGTTTCATCTCGTCGTCGGAGAGACCCTCCGGGCCACCCTCCGTCGCGGCTTCGAGGATCTGGCGGGCCGCTTCGGTCACGCCGCACCCCCGGCAGACTCAAATATCTTGTCTCCAGATTCGCCCTTGCGGGCCCTGCGAGATCCCCCTGTAATCATGGTCTCGCATCCCGCCTATGCTGACGCCGCCCCTGCTTTAGCTCGACCGGCAAAGTAGTATCCGTAGCTCATCAGCGTGAGGTCGGTGAACGTCTTCGTGATCGAGTCGGGAACGGTCACTCCTCCAAATGGAAGGATCGCGAACCCGACGAGCGCCCCGGTGGATATCAGAGTGAGGATCAGCCGGGTACTGATCGCCATGTCTTCACCCCCTCCCGAGCTTGATTGCCCCACCGGAAGCTTCTACATTCTTCATCTTCTCGTCCTGGAGGTCTACCTCCGCCTGGCCGAATTTGGCGATCGCGTCGGCCCGGTTATACTTCTGGCCGTCGAATCCGATGTAGACCATTGCGCCGTTTCTCATCTTCGTGTAGCCTGCGAGGAGGGCATTCTCGGGCCCCGTGAATGGGATACATCCCAGTGTCCCGTTCTCGTCTTCGGTTATCTCCAGGTCACAACCGCACCCCGGACAACAGATT